GTGAAGAACACATTAGGGATTATCTTGCACAAGCAATTCGTCAGAACTTTGTGGTTTCTTTTAATCTGCGTTCTGTCCTCCATATTATGGATTTGCGAGCAAAGATGGATGCCCAACTAGAAATTCAAGCACTTTGCGAACAATTTGTTCCTCATCTTGAAAAGTGGGCACCTCATATTTGGAAGTATTATGAGGAGAAGAGACTACATAAAGCTAGGTTATCTCCATAATTTTTATGAAATCATATTGCATAAAAGATCATTTGACTGGTCATGTCTTTAAAATTCTTTTGACAGAGGATGAATTTCAAGACTTTTTGAAAAGAAATCCAGACTTGGATGAATGTATTGATTGTGTAGAATGTGATGATGCTCCAAGTATAACTCTAGAATAAATACCTTATATTTCATGGAGGTTTAATTTTGGCCACATATCCAGTAATTAATAAGATCACTGGTGAACAGAAAGAAGTTACAATGAGTGTTCACGAATGGGATCAATGGAAAAAGGATAATTCTGAGTGGGATAGAGATTGGTCTGATCCTTCTACTTGCCCATCCTCAGCAGAAGTTGGTGAGTGGAAAGATAAACTTGTTAAGAAAAATCCTGGATGGAATGATATTCTTTATAAAGCATCCAAAGCACCAGGATCAAGAGTAAAACCTATTTAATTTTATATGGCAAGAAAAAGAAGAGCACCACAAGACAATCCAATTGGAGTAGGATTAACTGCTAGACAACTAAAACGCAGAAAACCAATCAATTCAGATTTACTTTTAAATATTGATCCTCTTACAGATAATCAGACAAAACTTTTTGAATCTTATGATGAAGGAAAAAATATAGTTGCCTATGGTGCAGCTGGAACAGGTAAAACCTTTATTGTTCTTTATAATGCTCTAAGAGATGTTCTTGATCAAAGAACTCCATATGAAAAAATTTATATTATTCGTTCTTTAGTTCAAACAAGAGAAATAGGATTTCTCCCTGGAGGACATGAAGACAAGAGTGCTCTTTTTGAAATACCATATAAAAATATGGTAAAGTATATGTTCCAACTTCCATCCGAAGAAGACTTTGAAATGCTCTATGGCAATCTAAAAACTCAAGGAACCATAAGTTTTTGGTCTTCTTCTTTCTTAAGAGGTACGACTTTTGATAATTGTATTCTTATTGTGGATGAATTTCAGAATATGAATGGACATGAGCAAGATTCAATCATTACTCGTGTTGGCGAAAACTGTAAGATTATGTTTTGTGGCGATGCTTCTCAGAGTGATTTGGTTCGCCAAAATGAAAGAAATGGAATTCATGATTTTATAAAAATTCTTCAAATCATGCCATCATTTGATTTTATTGAATTTGGTATTGAAGATGTATGCCGTAGTGGATTGGTTAAAGAGTATCTTATTGCAAAGCACACCTTAAATATTACAATATAAATGTTCACACATATTGATTTGAATCTCCCAGAACTTAAAAGGGAAAGTATAGATGGAATTCGTTATTACACAATTAACGGAAAAAATAAAAAACTAGTTGCAATTACTTCTGTCATTAGTCACTATAATAAAGAAAAGTTTTCTAAGTGGCGTGAAAAAGTTGGTGAAGAGGAAGCAAATAGAATCACCAAAAGAGCAACCAGTCGTGGAACTGATACTCATACTCTTATTGAAAACTATTTGTTAAATCAAGAACTTCCAACAGTTCAACCAATCTCCGAGCATTTATTTAAAATAGCGAAGTCAACTCTTGATCGTATAAATAATATTCACTGCCTTGAAACTTCTCTGTATAGTGAAGTATTGGGTGTTGCAGGGTCTGTAGATACCATTGCAGATTTTGATCAAGAACTTTCAGTCATAGACTATAAAACTTCAAAAGAACCAAAACCCAGAGAATGGATTGAAGGATATTTTGTTCAAGCCATGTTTTACGGAATGGCACTTTATGAGATGACTGGTATTGAAATTAAGAAACTTGTAATTATCATGACTTGCGAAAATGGTGAATGTGTCGTTTATGAAGAACGAGATCTAAAGAAATATATGAAACTTGTAGTTCAGTATATTAGAAAATTTGTAAACGATAAATTGCTTGACATTTGAGGACTAAACTCCTATAATCATATAATCTTGGTAATTTAATTATTGTGTCTCTTACTCTCATTCAATTAATGAATCCCGATATAACTGGAGAATTAGAAAAAATATTAGAAGAGAAGTTTTTCTGTCCATCAAGATTTGCTCAGGAAATTGAGAAACTTGTATTGGAAGAAGGCATTTCTTATATTGATGCTGTCATTGCCTTTTGTGAGATGAACAAAATTGATTTGGAATCAGTTCCGAAACTTCTTTCAAAACCTTTGAAAGAGAAAATAAAATATGAAGCAATGGAACTTAACTTTCTTAAAAAAACTTCTAAAGCAAGATTAGTATTTTGAAATTGGAACCTTATCAAGCATATACTACTTACCTTTCTCTAAAGAATCATTTTACAAATAAAAAATATAATTACTTTACTTACAACGGAAAGGTAAAGGCAAATATTCAATCTTTCTATAAGCGCAAAGATAGATTTTATTTTGAGAAAATGTCTCGTCAAAAAAGTGATGAAGAAATAGTTAATTTTTTTGTGTCCAATTTTGCTTCTTGCGATGATCCTCAGTCGTTGTGGATTGGTGAGATTATCAAAGAAGGAGAGAATAATTATAAGAATTGGATGCGTAAAACACAATCACTTTCATATCTTTTTAAAGAAGAAGTTAGTATTTTAAATTCAAAAAACTTTGATGAGATGTTTAAAATTGAAGGAAATAAGCATCCTAAAATTTTAAAAGAATACTTACAAAGTAAGTTATCATTAGAAACAATGATAATCTTGAATAACATACTTGGGTATAAAAAGCAGTTTGATAAAAAACTTCAAGATCCTGTGTGGGAATTCGTATCAATGAAGATTGAAAAATATGCCCCATTCCTACATATTGATAATAGTAAATTTAAATTAATTTTAAAGGAGTGTGTGTTGTGAGTTTCTTTAACTCTGATCTAGTTCGTGCAGAGATGACAGAAATCTCTATGCTGCAGGATGACATTTACCGAAATGTCTTTTCTTTTCCTATGATGTCAATGGAAGAGAAAAAATTTCATGTTTCTCTTCTTGAAAAACTTTTAAATAAGCAAAAGATTCTTTATACTCGTTTAAGTTTATCTGATGATCCTGAAGCAATTGAAATGAAAGAAAGGATCATGGAATCTGCTCAACTTATGGGAATGCCACCTAATGTTGATATGAATGTTATATTCAATAATATGTCTAAGTTAGTTGAGATGATGAAACAAGAACTTGACATTTCTGATGAATTAGAATAATATAATTATGGGCTGGATGATCCCTTAAGCTAAATCGCAAAGGCCAAATCCGTACTTAACTAACATGTCATTTGAATCTCTAAAAAAACAATCAAAACTTGGTTCTCTTACCGACAAACTGGTAAAAGAAGTAGAAAAAATGAGCAGTACATCTGGAGGAGCAGATGAGCGATTCTGGAAACCTACCATGGGTAAAGGAGATGTAGGTTCTGCAGTTATTCGCTTCCTCCCTGCACCCGAAGGTGAAGATCTTCCTTGGGTAAAGATGTATAATCATGCTTTCCAAGGTAGCGGTGGTTGGTTGATTGACAACTGCCTCACTACACTAGGTCAAAAGTGTCCTGTATGCGCCGCCAACAGTGAACTTTGGAACTCAGGTAATGATCGGGATAAAGATATTGTTCGCCAGCGTAAGCGCAAACTATCTTATTATTCCAACATCTATGTAATCAAGGATCCTGCAAATCCTGAAAACGAAGGTAAGGTATTTCTCTTTAAGTTTGGTAAGAAGATCTTTGATAAGATTCTGAATGCAATGCAACCAGAATTTGAAGATGAAGCACCCATCAATCCTTTTGATTTCTGGCAAGGTGCTAACTTCCGCCTGAAGATTCGTAAGGTAGAAGGATATTGGAATTACGATAAGTCTGAGTTTGATTCTCCTGAAGCACTTCTTGATGATGACGATGCTCTAGAAGCAATTTGGAAGAAAGAATACTCACTGTCTGCAATCGTTGCACCAGATCAATTCAAGTCTTATGATGATCTTGAGAAGCGTCTAAATTCAGTTCTTGGTATTGGTAAAGTTGCTCCTAGAGCATCTACCGCTGACGAAGAAGATCAGTATGAGTCTTATTCTCCCCAGAGAACTGTTGAAGAGAATGTGATGGAAGAACTTGAAGCATCTTATCGTAAGAGTAAGTCTGC